ACTCACAGATACTATGTACGCCGGTTCCCTGGCGCGAGGCTTTTGTGGAGATTCTATTGGCCTCTTCCGCTCCAACGCGCTCTCGCCACTTCTGTATACCAGCTTTGGAGAGGTTTGATAGAAGTGTGGTGATTGATATATACTTATTCCCATCGGGTGTAACATAGTGTCGCTTTCCATCTACATTTTCAGTTTTCAAATCTAAAAGACTAGAAGCATAATGATTAAATTTTTTCATAATATATTTTTCAGTTTAATGATGCCAACACATAGTTGCCCCAGCCTGTTGCTTCTTTATTTCTTTTAGTTTATCCGACATCCATCCGGGCGGTTTTTTAGGATGCCCGGGAGATGCTATGTTATCATAGGCAAAGGAAGTCAGGCCGGGAACTTGATTAATCTTTCCACCACATTTAATACTCATATGTTTAGTCTTCTCAATTTGTTTATCACAGGGTTCTTCTGTAGGTTCAGCTCTTTTAGCCATAGGGAGAAAATCTTCAAATTCATTTCCACAGTTTTCACATTTATAATCATATGTTGGCATATTAAGAACTCTCTTTGGCTAACTTTATTTGAGCCTTTCTGGCTTTATTATAAAAAATATGAGTATCAATCTCTACTGTTTTCCGGCGAGGATCTGCCCATCTCGGACTACTAATATAGTCTGCGTGATAATGGGTTGCTCCATCCGTTATATCTATTAGGTCAGGAGTTGTCAAAATATATTTAGCAACTTCCTGTGACTCCTTCCACATTGAACCGCGTGTAGGTGGTTCATCATGTTTACCATCACAATACCAACTAAATTGGCATCTATCTCTAACTGGAAATCCATTCTTATAATGTCTTCCTTGTGTAATAACTTTACAAACAGTATTTGGATAATGTTGTGATCTCACACGATTCATAGTAACTTGTGCTACTGCTAATTTTCCAGCAGTAGATTCCACTGCGGCTTCAAAATATATATTTTTTGACATACACTCTAGTTCTTCTGAATTCACCATTGGTACAACTGTAGTTTTTCCATCTGTAGTCATTTGTAATGGAGCCGTTACTGTTATCTGTTTGTCAGCTTTTGGTGGAACCCAAATTTTATATGTGGAACCTGAATTTAGCGATGTTGACCATAGCGCAATAAGCCCCACAAGGGTAATGAATATTTTCATATTCCTCTTTTAGTAGTGTTAATTTAAGTATGATAGCCACTTACTTAAACTTAAATAGGAGAGTTTCGGCCACGGCGGGGAGCTCTGGTAATACTACCAGTTTCCCATAATTTGGGAGAGTATAAGGAGTAATCAAAATCAGAGTACCATTTAATTCCATCTAGTGTAGTGGAAAATTTTGACATGGTACTGTTCCAATCCATAGTAAATTGAAAATCTTCTTCCTTAGCAAGAACAACCGAAACTTGTATCGGTACTCCGCCCTTCATTTCCAATTGCCGTAGTTCAGCTTCTACAGTTGTTTGTACATTATCTGTAGTAACTTTGGTTAAATTGACTATTCTCTCTTCTAAACTTTTTATCATGGTAATAAATTAGGAAAAGTTTCTTTTACTAAGTTAAAAGTTAATCCTCTGCATTTTAGTTTTTTATCCTTCACTTGCAGAAGAAGTTCTACTTCAGAAGGATGTATACCTTCTAAAATATCTGTAAATGCTTTTTCTCTTTTCATAGTAGTCAAATTTTTGGGAGATTGACCTTCAACAAACAAATACAACTTTCTAATATGAAAATGTAGATAAGTTGGATTTGGCTCGTTTGTGTCTCCTTGATATTTGACTATGGGGGGAGTACCCGGCGGTAAGAGAAACTTTATATTTGGATCGAATGCTGCTTTTAAAATCTGTTGAAGCGCAAAACAATCATATTTTAATAATAGTTCTTTCTTTTGTTTTTTAGTACGTGCTGTTGCAATCTCACTAAAAACTCTTGGTAAACTGGTTGTCATAATTAAAACTCGTCAATTACATCCATAAGGTTCTTCAATCTATTATCAATAAAATAATTCCAGAGTTGACTTCTATCACCAGCTTCTTGATTATCGTATTGATTTATTATATTTATACGAATTGATTCTGGAGTTTCCCTCAAATCAACCAATGTCTTGTTTCTATGGTAGTTTCTAAGCATGGCCTCATTACAAAATTCTTCTGGTTTTTTACCTCTCCATAGTTCCATTTTTTTCTTAGTTATGGGGGTTTGGCGTTTTCCTTCAGTAATAAGAGTATCATCAGAGGAAAGGATATTAGGAACACCATCACCAGTATCACCTCTAATGGTCTTATCATACAAAGATTCTACAGGATCACCAACTACAAACTTTTTTTGAAGTGGTGACCATTGCCGCACTCCACTATACTTATGTAACTGAATAAAGTCTTTATCACTAGAAAGTATCAAAGTAGGTGTATGAAACTTGGATTGTCTTTCTGAAATAATTACACCGATAATGTCATCAGCCTCCGCAGTATCTACATGCATGACTTTATATGGAAAGTATTTAGTAAGTTCTTCTCTCATTTCATGTAATAGTTCAAAGAGAGTTTTCCAATCCGTAGGATCATTTTCTCTGTTTTTTCTACGATTTGCTTTATACTCTGGAAATACTTTCTTTCTCCAGTTGTCTTTACCATCACAACAAATAACCATATCTCCATAATCTTTTGTAAACTGATTACGAAACATTCTGATTGAATTGAGTATCGTATGTCTTAAAAGGTCTTCTTCCACAACTGGCTTACCTCTACCCACAGCCATGAAAGAACCAATCACAGTTTGGCTGTAATCAAGTAGTATCATTTTTCTCCATCTCTATTCTCATTTTGATTGACTCAAGAAACTGATTCCATTGATTCATCCGCATATCCCAATTGTAAAAAGTGTCAAAATATGTTTTCTGTAAACTCAACAAAATTTCTGTCTCATCTTTTCTATAAGACTCAATAGCCCTTCCAAGAATATGTGAATGAACCGCAATATGTTTCTCGGGCCCCGGCTCATATCCATACATCCAAGCAAAATTTGCACAAGTCTCTGGAAGGGCTCCAAGATTAGGACACACTACCATACACTTAGCACTCATGGCCTCCATTACTGAAATACAAGCCGTTTCCATGTAAACTGATGGATATGCCATGATATGATTTTTGGTAAGTTCTTCTCTAATCTGATCATTAGATACTGTACCATGATAATTGACATCATCCATATCTTGAGCAGCTTTATATACATGGCGATATTGTTCATCCATGTGAGGACGGTCATATAATTTAAAACTAGAAAAGATATTCAGTTCTGCTGATTGGACTTCTTCAGATTTATTGTTTTCTTTGAGATGTTTCCAAGCACCAAGTAAAATTTCCAACCCACGATGAGGTGTACTCATATAGATACAAGAAATTTTGTCTTTGGGTTTTTCATGTTCTGGAATGGGTTCTATGGCGTGTTGAATAACAACACCATGATCATAAGGAACACCAAGATAAACTCCATACTGATACTGTTGCCAATTACTGACAAAGAGTATCTTTTCAAAGTCTAGCATATTCTTATGATCTTTAAGAAATTCAACTTCTGGATCTTGGGCAAGATCATGAGCCCAAAATAGTCTTGGTTTATCTTCTAACTTTCTTTTACGAGAAGCAATCCACTGAAAGTAATTCTTTAGTTCTGGATCAATACGAGAAAATAACCACTTCTGCATAAGTTCAGTACCACCTGCTGCTTTAGGGGTTTCTTCTGGAGCAAAATCACTTTCACCGAAATCAATTTTTAATGTCATAATATCCTTTTTTTTAATTTAATAAAATATCCTTTACCTCTATACCTTCAATCTTACCTTCTTGAACAAAACTTGAAATAGGAATCGGAGTAACAATATCATCTTCTCCTTTTTTATAAAGAGAAAATTGGCCAACAATCTCTGCCGCATCATTGTGATTTAAATCATATACAAAGGAAGTATCTTGGTCAGAATTGATAATTAACTTAGCTTCTCTGATTGCGGGTTTATCAATCCCAATATTGCCGGGCGCGTCAAGTATTCCTTGATCAAATCTTGCAATTATTGCTACAAGTCTTTTTAATAACTCATTTTCCATACGTTCCTAATAAGTTGTGTGTGATGATGACACCTTGATTATCGGTTTTCGTGTTATGAGATGTACACTATTTAAACATCTAGCTGAAGGTATTCTAACTAGAATGTGGAGAGAAAGCGTGTACTCACGATTAGCCATCATCACACTTTAATCTTTATATTATACCATACAAATATTTATCTGTCAAGAAGGGCGTGCCGCAGGGACGGCACCCCTGGCCCCCCTTAAATACTTGAGTCAAATTGTTTGTCAGTCATTGCTTTAAGTTTCGATTGATAAACCCGTGCCGGGGCATTTCCATAACCCATAGTTCCATCTTCACCTCTATAATCTAATTCATTCATTTCTTTAGTCCAGACTGCGTTAATATCGGGGTAAAACACATCGACTGAGCGTTTAGGAGTTCCATCAGCATGGTATGCTAGTGTTATACACCTTGGTATAACCTTTTGATTCTCATCTTCACCCGAGAACATAGAAACCCAATCACCCGATTTTAAATACAATTCCATATATCGGATATATGCTTTCTTATGTTCTGCTGCGTTAGATGCTTTCTGTTTTTCTTGTGGAGAACTCCCCCGCCTCCGAGCGATTTTCTTATATTCTGAAACCAAATCTTTTGAATGTTTAATCCACTTTTTAACATTTTTGAAAGAATACTTGTCATCATCGGGGAGGGTCAAAACAGACTTTGCGATATTCTTATAATCTGCAGGTTTCTTCTTAGCCCTCATTGCAGCAAGACGAGCTCTCAACTTCTCTCTTGCTTCTTCTGAGAGTTTACGAGTCTTCTTAATTTTAAGTGGTTTACGTTTTATTACTGTTTCCTTTTTAGTCATTATTTTATCTCATAAAGAGTGTATTTCCAAGTTATCTCTTCATCGGGTTCTATATCTCTTATAGCACCTATCCAAGAATTGTCA